GCCACACTTGAAACAGACTTGTCTTATTACGTATTTATTAGGCTCAAAGGTTTCACCCTTTAAGATCGAATAAACATTTACGTCAAACCAATTACCTTTGTATAGGATATCTCGCCTTATTCTACCTTCACGGACGAATCCGATCTTTTCGACAGCTTGAAGTGTGTGATTTGCGTAGACAGGGACTTCAACACTTATCTTAAGCAAATCATATTCTTCCATCACATACTCAAGCATACCTCGACACAAAGCTTCACGTCCAGAAAAACGACGATCCCAAAAGACAAAGTGAGCTTTGCCAGAATGCCCAACCTTAATCTCATTTAATAAGAACAGGCCGACATCATCAACTTCCCAAATCAATCCGGCCGGAACTGGTTCCCCATCAACTTGCTGAACGAAATGGTTAACAAAAGCAGCAAAGTCTCCGCGTACAAAGTCATTAAACAATGTATCGAATTGGCTTAACTTTTGCCAAAAGAAACCAAGCTTCTCAATAGTTAACTTGCACAGCCTTACAGTACGAACAACCTCGCCGTCAGGCTCGCTACATCTGATTTGATATACAACCTCTCGCGTGTCCATGCTGTTGCTCCATCAAAGAGACTTCCAGCCTTATCTTGTTTAACAACTATAAAACCACTTGGGACAAACCCTAAACTGTGTACTACTTCTATCTCAGTCCCCGGTGTAGCATGAGTAGTAACAGTTACGTAACCACCAAGAAAGTTATTTTCTAGTGTTAAGCCATGAGCTAGAACTTTAAGTTTATTGTCGTCCATCTTTATCTATGCTGCCCTTTAGCCAAGACTCTTAACCAATAAGATTCTAAGGCAAAGTCACCACCGTAAACTTGTAACCTGAGATACAAATTAGATCCAGAAATTCGTTGCCTTCTATAAAGCAACTTTTGAAGTTGCGTTGAGGCATCAACAATTTTAAGCAACTCGTTACGCCAAGTAATACCATCAGACGAAGCAGACACTAATACTCGGCAACCCTGTAAAGACTCAACCATTGCACCAAAATCCTGCAATGTCAATCTACGACTTGCTTGACCAAAGTTAGGTAACTGAATATCTGTTAAATAATCAGCCCCATTATAGTCGGTTATAGCTGTATCATCAGCATAAAAGACATTACCAGCATTGGCTTTGAAGAAATCAGTTATGATCTCAACGTCATCAATTAACTCATTGATAAATCCAACTTGAGCATCAATAGTCCCGACCAAATCATCAATGAACAACGTTGACATTCCAGTCGTAGCCCAAGACATTGCTGTAATTTCGGGTAATGGGTCCTTTACCCAAGAATTAGCCCTACGATTGTAAACCCAAACACGACGCATCTTAGGGCTGTCTAACTCATAAGCTTCTCCAATATGGTATTCGTCGTGCTCAACATCGTAAGCACCTTGGGCAAATTCATTATCTACTTGATCCAAAAACAAATGTCGACGAATAGAAGGATAAGATAACTCAACAGGAGCCGACCCTAGTGCATAGAAATAAACTCCACGCCTTTGGGCGTTACCAAAGATAATACCACCCGGTACAGCTCTAGCCGTATGTGGAAGATCACAACCGAAGTCTTTAAAAGCTGCTTCAAAACGCATTGGATTATCAGCAAATGGAAGTCTAGTAGCTACCCAAATACTATTCTCCCGAAGGATAATCATGTTATCTTCATACCCAAACAAGCCTGTAATAGCATCACCTAAACCGACTGTCCCACTTACTAATGGCTCAAAACCACTACCTGTTCCAGTCCAATCAGTTGGATCACTATTTACAGGCCAATATACAGTATAAGGGGCACCAGGGGCATTTGCCGCGACTGTCCTTTCCGCAAAATTAGTTACATATTTAGCGACTGGTGCATCCTCAATTGACTCCGCTGTTTGATTGATAAAGTCAATTTCTCTTAATTTTGATTCACCATTAGCTACATATACTTTATCCAAGAACGTAGCATAGTCAAATCTCTTTCTAAAAGATCCAGTAGTATACGTAACCCAATTACCCAATCCTTCATCCACAGCTATGCGCGCGCGTGTAATTCTAATTAACTTAGTGACGTTCTCATCTTCAAACGGGATTAAGTTTAAAACCTCTTCATCTTCAGTAGCTCCACCATAAGAAGTAGTACCTTCTCTACGCCTTAACTTTCCATCTCTAGTTCTAACATTCTCACCAAGAATTAAAGAACCTTGAGGTAGCCTATCCCTTGGTGTATCAGGGTGCATCCCATCAATGACACTTAGAACTTCAATAAAAGCTTCTGGATCAGGCTCAATAGAAACTCCAGGGCGGAGTCCTCTATCTTTGTCAATCCGTTCTATGGTATCACGTTCGATGGGCATAATTAACCAATCTTAGATGCAGATAAATAAGAAGCAGTTGTAATGTTTCTAGAAGTACCTGAATCTTGATATAATTCTGCTGTAATTACATCAGAAGCAGTTAATTCAATATGTGCGGTACAACCATTATAAATACCATCACTAGCTCCACCACAAGCAATAACATTACTGCCTTCTTTAATTACTACATAATGAGAGAAACCTCCACCACCATCTAACACTGTGTTAAGTGTAATGATGTACCAGCCATCTAAAGGAATAACTAACTGCGTTGGAGATCCAACATCCCACCAAGTTGTAGGCGTTTCAACAGCAGCAGCATCCCAAGGGATAACCTTTAATACAGCATCAGTAGTAGCTTCAACTCCAGTTAAGTATACTCTAACTCTTGGTAAAGACTTAACAGCCCAAGCTCCACTTAAATAAATATACTCAATACCTTCATCTGTAGCCCAGAATCTAGCTCCTTCTTGTACAGCTCCAGTTGGGATATTAGCAATAGCTTCCGAAGTATTACCTACAATAACCCAGGTTGGCGTGCCTCCAACATCTGTACCAACATACTCGATCTCAAGAGTTTCATCATAAAAGCGTTGCCCATCAAAAGTCGGAGCAGCAGGTTTTTCCCCTGTTGCACCAGAAGCCAATAGTCCTGTCGGCTGTTTAGGGTCTACCGCATCATTATCCCAATCTGGAAAAACATCTTCTAATCTTTCTCTTACACTAACTTTAATATTCTGTAACTCTGTATCAATTTGATTTGCAGGAGTGGTAGACCCATCTGGTGATGTTTCATCCCAAGCAATAGAGTAAGCCATCAGTATATCTCCATACCTTGATTAGTAAGTACAGTTGCATAAGCTTCAATCTCACCTAATAATACAGGAGAATATAAATCAGAGAAATCAATGATGGCTAACATTGGAGTACCAGTCATCGACTTGTAGGTAATCAAGACAACGTATGATGTACCAGATACATGAATACTAGTAATTTCTCTCTGCGTCATATAAGCACTAAGCGCAGCAGGCACAGCACTTGGCGTACTTACATCAAATACTCTAACACCCCAATCAGAAACGCCAAGGCCAGAATTGCGATAAGCTACAAAGAGATAGTTACCAGAATCCTCTAGAGCTGCTCCTCCAAAGATAATAGAAGGTGGAGACATATTGGTAAACGCACCAATCCTAGGCTCGCCATTAGTAACCAACGCAGCACAAATCCTAAATGGATTATAACCAATGGCAATTCCGTTATTGGTCCCTCTAATATGGTATAACTTGCCCGGCCTAACCCGCTTAGAAACAGACAAGTCACCCAAACCACGAACGTCAACAATATTAGAAAGATCAGATGCGTCTGCTACAGCAATACCTCCAACTGAATTTAACCTACCAACAACAAGTGTACTTCCAGTCATAGCAGCACAACCAACACTTCTAGTATATTCTTGACTAGGGTTATAAGCCGGAGTTATCCTCAATGGTGCATTTGGGTTGGTCAAATCTACACCATAACCAGGTACGACACCTTTACGCGTCGTCGTATCAAAACCCCAAGCATCATTAGTGCCAGGTGAATTTAAATGTGAAGCTTCAGTTATAGCCCCAACCGTAGTAACATTGATTACAGTAAGGACTGGTTGGGAAGACGAAGGATTAGAATGTCCAACTACAACGTAATCCAAACCTGCAACAGAAAAACCGAAGGCTTCTCTATCACCATTGGATATAATTGTAAGTATGTCCTCCTCTACAATTGAAGCACCAAGAGAATAACTAATAGCGTGTTTGCTGTTATCAAAAGCTACGAGCTTTCCATTAGAAATAGCTCCAGCTAATAAAATCCTACCAGTTGCTAACGAAGCAGTAACAGTTGGAGAAGCAGGAGTTGTAACATTTAATCTAGTAATCGTACGCCCAATAATAACAACTTCTGTACTAGATGCAACGGCTAAAGCTCCTCCACCAGTTCCAGGAGAATACTCAGCTTCTAATGAAGGACTTGAAGGTGTAGTAACGTCAACGATAGTAAGACCTTTTGCCGACGCGGAATCTGTTGAATGCAATACATATACAAAATTGCCGTTCTTAACAATAGCCGAGGGCGAGTCGGACCTAGTACCATTATGGTAATAGCCAACGAAATCAAGCGTAGCTACACCATACTTAAAAACAGCTAAGCCTCCACCATTGTAATCATTCCATACATAGGCGTAGGTGGCGTCGAGACAAATCTTTTTACAGTTAACTAATTCAATAGGTCTAGTCCAGCCGCTTCTAAGTCCATCAGCTTGTGCAACTAAACCTGGCCCATCTTGTTCGATGATTAAACCAGCAGCATCAGTCAAACCATAAATAGTTGCATCACCAGCAACACCATCATAGTAAGACGGACCAATATCAGCAGAACTACTAATTGTAGGAGTAGTTGGATCGGTAATGTCAATTTCAATCAACGTATTACCAACAGTAACCCATAATGTATCTGTACGCTTAGAAGCAATTAAGCCAGTAGCTCCAGAGAAAGACGAACTAACTAGCGTCCCAACAAGAGCAAATGCAGCCCCAGTTGCATAAATCTGCAATGTAGTAGCGCCTAATAGAGCAATATGTCCATCATACGTAAACGCAACATATGGCCCCATGCCAGAATTATATAACGCAGTCTCTCTAACAACGACAGGTAAAGTTGGTGTAGTGTAATCATCTAAACCAACAATCGCAGCAATACCATAAGACCCACTAGAACCACTAACAACTGCTAAATTAGCATCAACTGGCGTTGGGTTAATAGCAGTTAATACATCAGAACCGAATCTAAAAGATTTAGGACCTTTAGGGCATCCAATGTTTTCAGCTTGATTAGGGAAAGCTCCATCATCAATTTTAGCAAGAGCTAAATCATTAGAAACATCAATTGATTGAGCACCAATCATTGAAATCAAATAAGGGCTTAATGCCCTATCAGATTCAACATAATGTATAACGTCGCCTTGCTTAACAACTGCAATGCCTGCATATAAAAGATAGTTACTAAGTAACGTAAGATTATCTAAATCAGAAATATCAACGACGCCAATAGCTGGACCAGTTCCATTGGTGCTTAAATAAACATATGCTCTAGTATTATCAGAACTAATAGCAATGTTGCCAGGAACTGTGGAAGCATCTACCTCAGCTGGAAAGAATAACGTATCTCTAACCGACATCGAAGCCGGCGTTGAAATATCAATAGACGAAAGAGCTTTTCCACTACTAGCGTAATCAGTTACTAGTAAGTTATTTGGATCAACTCTCCTCAAGTGTACAATAAGCGGAGAACCAGTTACACCTAAATCTACAGTTCCAACATGAGTAACAGTTAAACCATCAGCACTAATAGAAGCAGCATGAACACAAGGCTTTGTACCCCCACTGTTAAGAGCGCCAGTGAAGATAAAAGCTTCGTCATAAGAAAGTTCAATACCAAAAATATCATGAAATGTCCCCCATGCTGCCAACACAGTGTTACTAATTAACGTAGGATTAGCCGTAACATTACTGACATCGTAGATAGCTACACCATTCTTCGAGCCATCAGTAATGTGGTACGTAATATAAATACGTTGTGTGTTGTCAGAATAGAAAGCATTAGTTAAAATTCTACCTAAACCTGGAACTCCTCCAATTTCAGTAAAGATGTTGTACTCATAGCTCTTAACAGGAGCTACTGGATCTGTCATATCCCAATGAGCTAATACTAAATAACCAGAACTGAGAACAGTTGTATAAGACAAGTGCCAGCAATTTAATGCATCTTCTGACACCATTAAGTTTGAGACTCTTGCGTTAGAGCCAGTTAACCAAGAGGTATTACTGTAATCAACACCAGCACTTAATTGTCCTGGGTCAGATGGGTCACATAGAGTAACAGCAAACTGATTGGGACTATCTAATAACTCACCAGAAACAAAGAAGCCAACAGTAGGTCCTGGGTCCACAGCAGGAGGATCATGTGGAGCTGGAGTAGATGGATTAACTGGAGGATCAATTCCAGATGGAACGTCATTTGGATCTGATACCGTTGGAGGTTGAGTAGGTGTGACAGGAGGAACAGTGACTAAAGTTTGATCACCGTCACAAGACAACTTTGTATATGTAGGACTAGTATCGCAAACAATAGGAGTAAAATCAGTCATTGTTATTCCCAACGAACATCTAAGCGAGCATTACGATTATCACTATCTTCCTTAGCAATCTGAGGTACAGCTTGTCTAATACCACCAATTTGGAAATTAGCAGCCTGTCTTGCTCTTTGATAATCTTCAGTATAAAAATGTGCACGCCAAATTGCACCTTGTACGACTAACTCATCCCAATTACGTGGAAGTCCAGTTGATTCATTAGTACCTTCTAATAATGACTCAACACCTTCTTGGAAATTAATTTCAACCAAATATGTATCATCTGGGTCCCAATCAAAATAAAGACAAGAAGCCTCACGCATATACTTTGTCGGCTTGGCTTGTGAATTAGAACTCAATACAACATTAGAGTCATACCAATCACGAACCATCTTGTCTAACTTAGTTCTAGCTCCAGTATCAGAATCAATTATAGCAACAGACCTAATAGCGTTAGGAGTATTCAATGGAGCAGTTGAATATGTACTTTGCCCAACGACCATGTTAAACCGATACTTAGACTTCTTTGTCTCAAATGGAAACCTATCTTCAAGTTCCCACAAGCTCATGTTCAATAATTCGTCAGCATCTTCATCAGGAAGCTCATCATCCGTAAGATTACCAGCCCCTTTACGGAGCCACTTACGCATTTGATCTAAGTCAAGGCTCATTTAATTTGCCTCATATTAAGCTGTTGATACCTGAATGGCGTCCATATGCACTTCTTGTTTGGCCTCTTTAACAATCGCCTGCACGTTAATAGGCCCAATAATCATATAAGGTTCATCTTGTAATTCAACAACTTCACCATCAGGTAACATTATTTGGACAACAGAGTTTGGGGGAGGCTCAACTAGCCATGACCCAAGCTCAAGATTTACGCGAGGACCGACAAAAGGAGCTTTACCTCCAGCTAAGAGGATTTTCTTTTTCATTTTATCGCTCCGCCCAAACCCCAATATAGTCGGCCTTGGTGTTGAACGTACCAGTAGCCGAACCGGAAATAGACATCATAGCGGGAGTCATGAGCGCAGTTGGAATGTTAGTCGTATGAGTAGCAACTAATACCCGATTAACATAGAACCACACATGACCAGTTCCATAAGCCCTAAACCCAAGCTTAACAGCGGTCGCGTCGGCTGCATCAATCTGAGAATCAACTGAAGTTGCAGTATCACTAGCTTCAGTAATACAAAGAATCGAAGCATCGCCTTCAGTTACTTGGAAACCAATTCGATTAGATGCAGTTAAACAAGCCTCTGGATCAGTAGCAAAGTTCTCACAAAGGCCAACAAAGAAATCTTGATCGTTAGCATCGTGTAACTTAACCGAAGCCTCAAACCAAAGATTTTTGCTTGCAACTAACTGAAAAACTTCATTCCCCTGGATAGAAGCACCATCTGCGTCAGTAGTAGCAGCAGAAATAAGGTTAACCTCACCCCCTAATACATCTGCACCTAAAGCAACAGAAGCGCCAGTATCCTTTACAACAGTCCAATCATCAGTAGCGTTAAAAACTGCCCGATTAAAGTCATCAAAAAGTACTTGATAATCAGGATTGTACTGGATTGGGAGATTTAAAAACCAACCTCTTCCTACATCTCTCCCATCGTCAAGGAGAGGCCCAGAGTAACGTGTAGACATTTTACTCTCCCCTTGAGTTAGGTCGCGTTAGAACCGATCCAACCGCGCTGATCGTAGAAGTAAACAAGGAACCGCTGACGAGAAGCATAGTAAGCGGTACGAGTGGAATCCTCAAACCAGTCAGAGAATTGGGGTTTAACCTTCCAAAGGAAGTGTGCATCGTGAATCATGGTATCACGAGCAAACCAATCCTTACCAGTTTGATCCTTATAGTGCGACATCGTATAGCCAAGCTGCCTCTTACGCCGCGTAGCGTTGACATTACGATTCGCGGTGAACGGCTCATTCTCATTCTGTGTGAGCTGAATAGCCATCCACTCATTTGCAATGTTGATAATCAAATGGTCAATCCGAACAGGAATAGGATCGCCACGATGGTCAACAGTTTGCTCTCCTAACTCAAACGCAGCCTGCAATCCGGCAACACCAAGCTGAGGATTACCAGAAATTTGATTCGACCACGTATTAGCAGAAGATAAAAGAGTATGAGCAGTAGAGCACAGAGCCTCAGACGCATAACCAGTAAAAGATGTACCAGTAAATGCATCATCTAAGAAATCTGCAACTGCATACTCTTGAGCGAGCCTAGTAGAACGACCAAGCCACTTAGCAGATTGATTGGCCTTGTTATAAAGATCGTCCTCCATCATTTCCTTCGTCACACCGAAGCCCAGACCATACTGCGTGTCAGTCTTCGTGATCTTAGCAGAAATCTCTGCATCAACAAACGTATAGCTCTCACCTTCACCAAGTACCACCTGGCGAGGAAGACCACTAAGCGTCGTCATTTCAATTTCTGCACGATCCATAGTACCAGTTCTGAGGATCTTAGAATACTCCTCCTCAAAACTATTATATGAATCCCTGAAATCCCTCCGTAAGCCAGGACGCAGGAGGGCGTTAAATGCGCCACGAGTGTGCATTCTCTAGCCTCCTTTAGTTGGCGAGAACGGTGGAAATAACCTTGAAGAGGACCGCGTTAATCTCAGTGATAACCTTAGTCACAAAGACATGAACGTTAGTCGTATCCTCTTCATCGACATACCAATAACCAGCAGTAGGCTCAACAAGACCAAAATCATTACCTTCGTGAGTCCCAACTGCCGCAGTAGCTACTGCACCACCACTTACATCCCAAACCTGCGCGAGGAATTCTGTATCCACATTGGCGATTGCCACAGGGATAGTCGTACCAAATCCAGGAGTTCCAGCAGTCACAGGAGCCATAGCAAAACCGACAAGACCAGTAACGGTTGCGCCACCTGCAAAAGCTTCAATTAACTCAGGATCAGAAGAATTCCGTTGAACCGGCTCACCAATAGCAAGAGTAACAGATGCAGTAGGCGTCATCTGCCGAATCTCGATATGTCTCCCCGGCTTACGCGAAGGCTGAATGCGAATCAGCCCCATGTTAGTTAGTCCTTTTTAAAAAGTTAAAGTTCAACAACAGGAACAGTCCAAGCGGACGTTTCCATTTGAGCACGCTTGGGTTCAGATTGACGACGCCTACGTTCAACCCTTTCAAGCTTTACTAACTTGTTCGCAATGTAGACTTCCTCTGGCATAATCATGAGGATAGTGTCTCCCATATGAACCTTTGTATCTGCTGCGCCAGTCAGCGTTTTCTTGGAAGCTTTCTCATCATGAAATACTTCCCAGCCAAGGGCCTGAGCACGAGATACCTCTAATTCAGTATCTAACTTAAACTCACCGACGTAACCCTTGGGAACTAATTTCAAGAGACGCTCAATTCCATCAAGAACAGGTCCTCTTGAAAGAACTTCAACAGACTTAGCCTTTGCTTCCCTAATACGTTCAAGCTTATCCGCAACTTCTTGATCAGAAAACTTAGCTGCATCAATACCAAACTTGAGTAAAAACTTACGACCAGCTTCAATCTGATTTCCAGCATAAGCAGGAAGTTGTTCATCATCTTCTAACAAATTCATCTTATCGAGGCCGAAGATAGACATTATTGCTTCACTCCGATGTCAGAAGATGTAACGTCTTCCTCATTGATATCAAGCCAATCGAGATATTCTTTCTCTGACTTAAAGCCTTGCATCCTCATTACCGTACGCTCAGATTCAGTAAGTTGTCTAATGGGCTTATTACCAGTTTGTCCAGCACTAATTGGCTGCCTAGAAGCAGGGTGTTGAGGAGGAGCAGGCCGACCTGAGCTATTAGCAGGAGCAGCAGGAGGAGTTTCCATACCAAGTGAATCCTTTGCATCAAGATAAAGTAACCTAATAGTTCCTGCCGTCGGGTCCTTAATACCTCTTTGATCTAACTGCGTTTGAATGTAATCCTTATAAGTATCAAGGTCAGCATAACGTTCTCTAACAGCCTGCCAAGCTTGAGCTTCACGAGTCTTAGCTAAGTCTTCCCTAAACGGTGAAATAATTTCTTGCATATCTCTGGTTAGTCTATTAGCAATTCTCTCCTCCATCTGCTTGAGAGCCTTACCAGGTTCTGCAAAAAATGTAGTAGCATCAATATCTGGGTCAGGAGCAGGAGGAGCTTCTACAACAGGAGGACCTCTCCTAGCTGCATCATTTAAAGCTCTTCCTTGTTCCCTAACAGTCGCCTCCAATGCACGAAGCTTTAAAGCAGCTTCTTGTGGAGACAAACCTTCCAATCCAGCAATACCAGCAAACGGAGATTCAGTACCCGTAGGCGAATGGTTCTGCTGTTGGTCCGTCGTCTGCTCTTGGTCCGTGTCTAGTGTTTGCTGATCTCCTCCGCCTGACGAAGCTAGATCGTCCTCTCTGTCCTGGAATACCATCCAGGGAAACATCTTCCGGCTGTTCATTGTTTTCTTCCTCTCGACTAGAGATTTGGTGTAATGTGTCTAGAGCTTTTCTAAAGCCCTTTCCCTCATTTACTCGCGCAAGAGCTTCCTCTCCAGTTTTGGAATTCTCTTGATCTGCGAGTAAACCTGCATACTGCTCTTCTAAGAGCAATAATACAATCTTCCAACCTTGTGACTTAATAGTCTTCCTTAATTCTTGACTATCATTGAGTTCCAGGTCCGAGAGCAGGTCGTGGAGCGGGGAGTGTTCCAGCATTTCCACCGTTCTGGGGTCCATTTTGTGTTACTCCACCTGTTAAAGTATATTGCTCTGCGTCTGGAATAGCAAAAGTCTCAGCAAGCTTAACCAATACAGCATCCGAAGTAATCAACGCCCTTTGCGCAATTTGAGCCAAGATTGTCGGATCACCAGTCATTTGAGCAAAGACTTGAGCAAATTGTGCAGCTTGCTGATAGTAATTTGTAAGAACTTGGAACAACGTAAGCCACTGTCTCTGCTCAACTTCACGGTTCGTGATAGAATCAGTAACGGTTAGTGTAATCAAAGCTCCATGTCGAATTAGTTTAGAAGGCATCTGTAACACCTTCTCCACCTCAACTCCATCATCACCAACAACTAACCAATGTAATTGTTGATCTCCAAAGAACTGCATATTAGCTATAATATCATAACCAACTAAGCTTCCAAATCTCTTTACATTTTTGAGAACAAGGTCAAATCGCTTGTTCCCCTCTGCCAATCGCGAGAGATCAGAAGTTGCAGTTCCAGGTGTTCCTTCTTGTGGCAATCCAAGGATAGCTTCATTAGCCCCCGATCTTTTCTCATAATATCGTACAATGCTTTCTTCATTATTGTAACTTGAGGGATACACTTCGGAAAGCTTGAATTCTTTAATGTCAGTCTGGACATTATCCACGAACCACATCTTGCCAGGAAAGAGGGGCTCTCCATCCCCATAGCCTAAGCCCTTCCTAATGACAATTTGTGCCATGTTAGCCAACGTCGCGTTATCCAAACGCTGGCGGTGAATAGTAGTTGCCTCTTCTTGGAATTGCTCAGTCTGCTTACAAATACCAATACCAGCCCAAATACCTTCAACAGGAATGTAATTGCAAAGTCGATAAGGACGATGAAGGTCGTCGTACCAATTGTAGCGAATAGAAAGAAATGAACCGGAATCCTTATGATAGTCAACGACAATCTCTTCGTCCCAACCATCGCCATCAACATCAAAAGACAAATAAAGCTCATGAACTTTAAATACAGAAGTCCACTTTGGTTCTGCATTCGCGTGTTCTTCAATCTTTTCTTGTGCTTCGTTTACATCATTAAAATTACTAGGTTGATTCTTAAGTGTCCATTGATGTTTAATTGCTTCAATAGCCTTTCCACTCATCCGACCAGACTGAGCCATTCTTTTGAGCTGTGCCCAAGTAAATTCATGAACTTCCCCAACCATAGGTGCAAGCTGAGGATCAGTCTCATTGAAACGCATAATGAAGTTTCCAAGAGGCACACGCTCAATGGTAGCTCCATTCTTTATTACAGCATAAATCTCTTCCTCTGCATCCCCTACTTTCTTCAAGCCTTTCTTAATAATTTTCTCATAACCAGTCTTACCTACTGCTGTACCTAGCTTACAAAACTCCATAAGCCATTCATTATAAAACTCATACATCTTTAACCCATCAGGAGATTCAATCCTTGCTTGTAAGTACTCCTCGAAGGGTTTATTTACAGCACTCCACTCCTTTGAAGTCGGCCTAATACTATAAAAAGGCTCAACAGCAAAGAGGGTATTCATAAACCTAGCCTGAATAGCCTCTACAGCAATAGCAGCGAGAGGAATAACTACATTAGCAGCTCGCTTAAACGGGAAATTCCGCTCTTTCTTGGCAGGAGCTGCCCAATAGAGGGTTTGAAAACGCTTCCAATCCTCCATCATAGGCTGACGCTCTGTATAGAACGCCTCTAACTCCTCATCAAGCCATGTCCTTAAATTATTTTGGACATCTTCATCCAGCAAAATCATCCTAGGCCAATTACCTTGGGTATTTGCGTCTGTACTTGGCTTTACTCCACCATCTACAGGAGCTTCCCCACGATATGCTGGATCTTGATAGAGTGCAAGAGATGACATTTAGAAAGATTTTTTAGAGGATTACTTAGATTGTTCTGTATGTCTTGTACGCCACTCTTCTAACTTTTCAATTCTCTCTATACTAGTCTTAATATCTCGAGAATTATCCCTAGAGAGCAAAAAAGTGCCAAAAATACCGCCAATTACAGCAGCAAGTAAAGTAACTAAAAGACCTGTCCTTACTTTAGGCCAATCAGCTATACCGTTTCCATTACCATTCCCATTCCCATTCTTCTTTTCACGCTTTTCCAGAACGTCTAGTTGCGCCCGCATGGCCCGCAATTCGTCTAACAATAAGCGTTCTACGGGCACGTCCTCCTCAGCTTTTGCTCGAAGCTTTGCTATTAAATCTGATTGTTGAGTCACTCTTGTTCTCCTCAATTTGACGCATTTCTAAGATAGGATACAATCTACGTATCCTAGCTAAAAGGACACGCGTTTGGATAACAACTTCACCTCGAAGAGGACTCATATCACTCGGTGGCTCAAATTTCTGCCGACGCTCTGGAATTGCATTCAAGATTGTACTTCCTATCTGAAGAGGATTTAATATCCAGTCAAAATTGATCGTTCTTCAAGTAATTGAGTGACTCGCTCTTGAGTTTGCTGCAACGATCTAGTATCCATACCAGATTTCCAAAATTCAGGACCTTGAGCAAGCGCATCTAATAAATGTTGGCTCTGCCCCATTGGAAATTGCTCATATTCATCACGAAAATCATGCATCCCTTCATGAATATAAACTTGTCCTGCTGAAAAGAAATGAGCTAAACCCCTAATTCTTGCTTCTTTTGACCTAGCTGACCCAGGCTTATAAGCTGTAATAGGAAGGTTTGTCCTATTTCTAGTAGCTTCTTTTTCAATCCAGTAGCGATAGATACCTGAAAAGTTAACTTCCTCAATTGCGAATACTCTAGGACGATACTTCAAATATAACCTAAACGCATGATCCACAAAATCGGGAGGGCGAAGTCGTTTCTTGATCGTCTCTAAGATGAAAATATTAGATTCTTGATCAACACCAGTAACTACAATACCTGTTTCATCTGCTTGATCACTTTCTCCCATTGAAGGATCGCAAAAGATATAGACAGCTAAATCTCTAAGCTTCCTTTTGATCGTTGGGTTTCTTAAATCTCCAGTTTCTACAACAATATTATTGTAAATATCAACTTTGTAGTATTTGAGAGGCCAAATAAACTCAGTTAACCCTGCTTCCATTGGGTTGTTTGCATACTGAGCAGCCCAAACCAATGCATTTTTTCTTAAAATATTCAACTTCGAATGAGAGAAACCAGAAATATACTTACCTTTTTCGTTAAACTGCACAGGAAAAACAGGTTCTCCTTCCTCTACAGCTCCGCGTGCGTATACTCGAAGTAAACCACCAGAATTTTCTACAAGATCCTTTTTAGCTAAACAGTTAGTGACAGAATTTCTGTACCTTAACTTCTTCCCATTTACATCATACAATGTAGTTCCGGTGTCGATACCATAGACCTTAATTGCATGAGAGTAAACATCTGCAAAGGCCCAACGCGTTCCAATTAAATCCCAACCATCAATTTCAAGATCCGTTAACAACGAAGCAATATTGTCAAACCAAGACAACACTCTCTTCATTACAGTCTCAGAATTTCGAGCATCTTCTCCAACTAGGTCGTCCAGTTTCAACCAATGATAGTGTCCAGACTGTGCAGCACCGCCAGCACCAATCGTAGAGAATGTCGCGTGCCTGTGATGCTCTTCTCTTGGAAGTTCTAGTTCCCATTTATTAACCCTTTGCACTCTCTTAGACGGAATACAATCAGAGAAAAGTGCAAGCATCGTCTCATTCTTAGTAAATGCCGACGCGATTTCAAACAAGAACTCCGACGCCTTCTCTCTAACTTCGTGGGCTATTAAGAGCTTTAAGTTGGGTCCGTGTACGTAAGGGTGGGCTTGTACAACATTACCCACGTTAGGCAGGGCCATTTGAATCGAGTCTACTATTGTGTTTAGCGTACTCTTATAATGACCACGTGCGAAAAGAGTTAAACGATATTGCTGACCCCTTTGTCTCTCTAGCCAACGGGCATAATGCCCATGAAATACTGGATGAAGCTTATTATATCCAAGCATTGATGCGAGGAAATATAAATCATTCTTCATCCTTCTACGAAGATGCTCAATTGTGTCTGAGTCTAAATCTTCATATTTCTTCTCAGCAGCCGACCGACGTTCAGATAGAGCTTTCTCGTCTACCAGAGCATCAAAATCGCTGTCTGTATGAAGATTATCACTCATTCAATAATTTCGTACGAAACTTCTTCAACTGCTTCTGGGTCGTTGTCGCCAGAATGCAACATCCGAGCTTCGTTTGCCTTTTCTAAAGCGGAGGTAAACCTATCTAATAGACTCGCAGGTACCTTCTGCGTTCTATCCACTTCATCAGGGTCGGCTCCATTTAGGAAACCTTTACCCTTCAATAAATCTAAACTAACACGATCTTGGTGCTTCTTAGCGTCCGTTCCTGGGATAAAAGCCTGATCGAGAGTTTCCTCAATTCTATCGACACTAAGTTTTGCTAAATTCAAAAGCTTATCAGAAATTTCTGTGCCAAATTGTTCTCTCACCCTTTCTAGGTGAGTAGCAATAAGAGCTTTTGCTTGATGTGTTTGTAATACTTGATAAACTCGCTGAGGCGTAATTTTAACATACTCAGCAATAGCCTCATTACTCCACCCTCCAATATGGAGCATCACGATATTCTCGTGACGAGGCTTCCAGTTTTTGATTGGGATTATGGAGGACATTTTAATTCTCTCTTTAATTAACTACAATTCTCTTCACCCTTAACGATGAAGACCCGTTCTGCTACCTCAACAGAAGCCGAGTAAACACGAAGGTACTTAAATCCAACAGATTGCAAAGTAACTGAGCCGTCCGCTGGGATAGCAATATCAGCTCCGGCACTTTGCTTGTCAAACCAAGTAGTATTATCTTCTGACACTTGAACTTTAACAGAACCAGTCAATACACCAGGACCATAAATATCAATAGACTCTACCGACCCACGCCATCCAGTAAAGTCTAATGAAGATGAAGCTTGACTAGATGCTGGAATAGTTAAAGTTCCTAAGTCAACAGCCCTGTGCATTATGCCTCCTCAATCAAGTCTAGTGATGGTCGAAATATCAATGATACCAATTAAGCCGCCTAATACAACCAAAACTTCACCAATAGATTGTGGGTAGTATCTAGGCGCAAAATAATGTGCAGCGAAATAAGAACGAGGAAACATTTATTACAATCCAGTAAACGCAAGAGTAATAGCACTCCTATTGCCATTTGCATCTACAGTTGCAGAGATTCTGGTTTGTGTGCCATCTGGATTGGTAATAGTCACAGAGGTCGTGTCCGCTCCAGAAACACGTCCAGCCATAGCTGCAAGTAATGTACCAAGAACTTGACGAGGAGTTAAACCATCAATAGCAGAAGCATCGTCTAAAATGTCTGCGACAGATATATTATTAAGAGCACTAATTTCTGTCGAAAGTGCATGAGCCTGCATTTCTTCGCCAAACGAACCAGCAGTAACGTGTCCTGCTTTTGCTTCGTCCCAAACTGCATCTGCTACGTCGGCTGCACTTGGAGCACTAGCTCCAGCCAAAGCTTCAGCAGTAGATCCAATTGTACCACTGTGATCAATAATAGCCTCTTCCCAAACCTGGTCCGCAATAGCCGCAGCGGTAGGATCATTCAATGCCGCGATTAAACCTGGAACGTCATCTAATTGTAATTCGTTAGTATCTGCAAGAATTGCAGTAAGTTGAGTGCTATTAGAATCAATCTCAGTCCTAATCTGCACAGCCGTAGGAACAGCCGCAGTCACGTCGGCGGAGCTAAGATTATTTAATGCAGAAATTTCAGTAGAAAGTGCGTGTGCTTGAACTTCCTCTCCAAACGAACCGACGCCGACATGAGCAGCTTTAGCCTCATCCCATACGGCATCTGCTATAACGGCAGCCGTTGGGTCATTTAATGCTGCAAAACCAGCGTCCAATTCAGCTTTTGTAGGAGCGTCGTAATCTGCAAGGGCTGTATCTACTTCTGCATTAACTTCTGCCGCGGAAAGGTCATTTAAATTTCCAATGATATTTCCAGCAGAACCCGCTCCGTAAGCACCGGGAAGGGCAGTTGTCCAAGGATCGCCTGCCGCTCCAGCAGCGTTGAGTGCTTCTCCAGTAGAACCAGCCCCAAGATGTCCAGAAAGAGTTTCGTCCCAAACCCCATCTGCAATTTGAACAACTGTAGGTACTGCTGCTGTAACGTCGGCAGAACTTAAATCATTAAGAGCAGCAATTTCGGAAGATAAAGCATGGGTCTGAACCTCTTCTCCAAAACTCCCAACTCCTACGTGTGCAGCAGCAGATTCATCCCATACTGCGTCTGCAATAGCTCCCGCTGTTGGAATAGTCGAACCATCAACATTAACAACATCAGCAGCAATAGTATCAAGGATTAGATCGAGTCTCCCGCCGTTGACCCAATCTGCAAGAGTGTCCATTGCAAGTGAACCAGCAGCGGATACTGGAATACCTCCGGCAGCTCCTGCAACAGCAGCAGGTAAAGCAGTTCCAGCTAATCCTCTAGTTGCAGTCCAGTTAGAACAAGCTGTGCTTAAATTTCCAGCATTAGTTAAACTACCAATAACAGAACCAAGATCATGACGAGGGAAGATAGAAACATTATCTCCCGCAGCCATCGTAAAGATTCCAGGATTAACTTGTAAAGTTACTGTCTTGGTAGAACCAGTATAGCCAGAAATAAATCCTTGTGCGATCTGAATACCAGAAGCAACATCATGGATTAAAATTGGACAGTATAGATAAGCGCTATTATCTGCACTACCGGCAGCTAACGTAAAAGAGGTCTGGCTTGCAAGAGTTGCAATATAAGTATTTAAGATAGCTCCTTCATAAGCAAGCTCAAAAGTAGCAGCAATGAAGGAGACAGTCTGACCATCAACTGTAATAGTAGAAATGACTACCCAATACTTAGAACCGGCAGTATAAAATCCTGCTGTAGTATTATCTGCTAAATCAATAGAAACTCCATGAATACCAGTAATACTATCGAAGTCTGTTCCATCTGTATCTAAGAGTGTAAAGCCAGACGTAGAAGCTCTTTGTGTAGTCCCACCATCTTTGTAGATTTGAATATCACCAACAGCCAAACCCGTCATCGTGATAGAGGCACCTGTACCACCATCGAACGTCGAGAATGGAATATATATTGTAGATCCAGGACGTACTCTTCCTAGATTCAACATACTAAGACGCCTCCAAGTAAGCCATTACCGAGTAATTTTCCACCAATTAAAAGTCCTTCTGGATCACCAGCAGATGCTGGCTGTAATACAATTGCACAAATATCCCACCATTCATCACCGCCAGTCATTGATGCTGTTACAGATGATCCAGTAGCAGCCTCCCAACTCATGTAGCAATTACCGAACAGCGTACCCGACCCAGATGTAAGACCACCTATCAATTGACCTTCATCATCTGTATATGTCGTTGGATTATAATTATTTACACAATCGACAACTACATCACCACTTGCAGTTGTTATTGAAAGACTAGGAGTTGTACTACCTCCAGTAGCAGAATTAGTTGCACCGACCGGCGTCCCGTCAGCATCCACACCAGAAAAATCACTAATAACAGTAGCTGCATATTTGTTATCTGTCGTCCAGTTAATCACAACATTATTAGCTCCCGTTGCTGGGTTTGCTAATCCCCAAATTTCGCCCCAAGCGCTTTGACTACCACCTGCTTGAATTGGGCCAACATGTTGTGTTAAACTAATTGAATTATACGTAATATCTGACACGACAGAAGAACTTCCACGATAACCCTCACCAAAACCTACGACAAGATAATTACTACCACTACCAAGCGTATGAGATGTAGTCCAACCACCTGCATAAGGATTACCGCTATTTGTCGTAACGTTACCAAGGGCAATTGCCATAGATTACTGCAACTCTGCCTCGATGGCTGTCGCGAGGGTATTGCGCTCCGTCTGCGTAATCGGTTCGCTGATGATCCGACCGTTCACTTTGTGCGCGTTCATAATCGACGCGAAGACGGGCGCGATGTTGTTCGTCGACGTGATGTAGCCCTGAACGGCAGTCAGCCACTGTGGTAACAAGTACGAGATTGTCGCACTCTTGTTGGCCTCCATCGTGACAAACCACGCCCGTTCATTGGCAAAGTGAACACGCCAGGCTTGGCAACCTCGGTGATCTGGGAGAAGAATCTGGGTTCGGTCAGATGGCGATTCTGTCCAAACTTCAAAATTAGCAGAATCACGAAGAATTGCCGCAATTTCAGTTAAATTAGTCCACGCAGCTCTAGTGCGTTGGGCCAACACATAAAGATTACGTAGATCCGTTTCCAGAGCGGCAAACTCTGGGTAAAGGCTAGTATTGAAAATCATATAATATCGCTTTACCAGGGCCTTACTGCGAGAGCGTCGTTCTTTTCGAGTTTTCTTCACTCATTTGAACTCGTCTAGCTTTAACATTACGAAATTGAATAACTCTTTGCATCCGTTCTTTATCAGACTTAAAAATAGGAAGCTCCCCCGTCCGCATAATCCTCCCTCGAACGAGAAGCATAATCTTATCAGCTTCCATCCTTCTTTTAATCCAACTCAAGATTTTCTTCATAATTATTTTGCTTTGTCCAAGCTGGATACACCTCACCACCTTCAATATAGGGCATAGGGGGAGGGAACGCAACCCCTCTCTTCCCGACCCGACCCGCACCATCTCCCTCGCCTTCCTCATTTCCAATACAGCATCATTAAAAATTTTTTATTTTCAAAATTTGGTTTACAAATTAGAGAAGGCGCTCGCCCGCAGCTTACACGCCATTTTTGGGGGTGCCGGGTCTGTTTTGGACATATGATTATCTATATATCTTTATGGTTGTATTCCGCAGCATATACGCATAACATATAATTCGCAGCTTATCCGCAACCGCAGCTTATACTGCGCAGCTTATCCGCAATAGAATGAATAAAAAAATCCCCCCTACTCCCGAAGGAATAGAGGGGATTCCTTTAGATCGGAAAACTTACCCGATCAGCCCTTCAAACATCGCTGCGACTTCCTCCTTAGTGAGCTTCTCGCCCCGTGCAAGCTTCGCCTTCGCCTCATTGGCGATCTGATCAAACTTCTTTTCGGCAAGGCTCTTGACAGTAGGCGCTACGGCCACGGTGTTCGGAGCGGCCTTAAGCGCTGCGGCACGGGTTTCATCCGTTGCTTTCTTGGAAAGCAGACGGGCCCGGAGCCGGTTGCCTTCGGCGGTAGAAAGGTAGGCGTTGACAACCTTCGCCACCTCTACCATTCCGTCTGGCACTCCGAAGTGTGCGGCATACAGATTGGAGAGAGCAGTCAGACCAGCCGCATTCTCTTCAATCTGGGGGACTTCGCAGGAAGCGAGCACTTGATAGGTGCCTTTCGACTTGCTTCCCGTCCCAATCTCGATGGGCGTCCGGGTAAAACCTTCGGCGCTTTTCTTGATTGTCGGAAGTCCCTTTGCAGTGCGTGCCATGATACGTTCTCCAGCTAGAGATTGACCCGGATTCAAGGGGCGGGCCGTCCCCGTTTCTGTCTATCACTTGTGTAGGCTGTCCGGTGAAGCTTGGGTCACTGACCCCTGTCGTATCCTACACTACAAAGGTAAGCAATTCCACAGGTAGGCGCAAGCCTTTTCTTCAAAAATCTTCTTCGGCTTCTCTTCGGGTCCCCAGCCCCGGTGGGCGATCCCATATATATAAAGGTACAACACCGAATCGAGAGGTACAGAATCCAGCCTAATAGAATGGACGCAAGTGGAATGAGCACAAGGTGAGGGAATATGTGCCGAAACGGGCCCGAACAAATCCCAACTATCCCAATTGGGACGTTTCAGCACCGAAACCTTCTGCTCGGCTGAAAGCCCTACTCTCCCAACGGGTTTCGACTTCCCAACTTTCCCAACCAACTAGCATTCCAATTGGGATAATTGGGGGGTGGCATACATATAGTCATAGGATGGGGGTAGTTCTTGAAAAAATAAAAAAAAATATAAATAAAACATATACATACCCCCTCTATGCCTATGGGGGTCCAATTATTCCAATTGGGATGGGAGAGAGTTGGGATAGTTGGAGTTGGGGTGGAAAGCGTTGTGGGACAACGGGTGTGAGGTTTCCCTCATGTTCCAATTGGGAAAATTGGACCAATTGGGAAAATTGGAAAATACCCGAAGGAAACCCGAAGGCCCTAACGGCCCCTTGGATGGCCCTAGATGGCCCCAGGACCGACCCGGCCGACCAGCCCTAGTGACCCACGGGCCCCGTTCCCACGTCCCTCCTACCTACCCCCAAAGCCCTGAATAAGCCTATTAGGCTGTAGCGTCCCCAACTTGACTATTGTATATTTCCTCATGGCCGGAGTCCCATTCCAGAGCCAGAATAAAAAATTCCTGAGATTCCCTAGTCGAAAGGGGTGGAAAAGATGGAGATTGTAAGGTTTTACCCAACCAAAGAAGCAGCAGAAGAAGCTCAGAAGTATTTTTTCCTGTACGAAAAAACAGAGATTCGTGAAGTCTACGGTATCTGGGAGTTAATCTTCTATGTCTAATTACCCAACCAAAACATTCAAGCGTCGGGCAATTCTCGAAGCTCTCGCGCGGGAAGAATTTCCAGAAATGGATACCTCACGCATTGTCTTCCGGATTCATTCCTACGGTGAAGATTTCTGCTACCTGATCCACAACGGAGAAGAGCAGGATATTGACATCCTCGTCCACAAGAAGTTTTTTAGTGGTCTTGAGGATCTGCGAAAGATCGTGAAAGAAATGGTTTCACAAGCCATGCGTGATCCGCATTTCGTTGTTCAAACTGAAGAAGTAGTAAACATTCGGGATCTCGCACCTGATAAGGAAAGCTCTCCAAAGATTGCTGGAACGGCATTGCATACGTTGATCGAGAATGCTGGCCCAGAAAAGGCTAGAACATATCTGCGTATGATTACGAGTGGAGAATATGATAAGCATGAGTGGCTAGAAGTTATGGCTAGTTATCCTTATCTCTCCCGTCGTCTCGCGTTGGCTCTTTGGCATTTTGGAAAGGAGAATGTTTCATGAATACCTTCACTCTCCCAGGTGGAACGCAAGTTATTGACGGCCCAACCGTTCCACTAGCATTTGCACAATTCTACGAAGTGCGTATGATTTCAGACAACGCAATTCGGTTGTATGATTGGCCGTCGGATGTCTACGCGGGAAATCATCTTTGGTATGGAATGGGTAAGATCTTTATTACTGATCTTCCTAGGGTGGATAGATGGTGAACAAGCATGGCTCAATGAAGACGATTTCATAGAATCAGCTAGGTCCGCACGTTGGCCTTCTCACCAAATAGAACGCTGTGCTCGTTTGATTCCTACAAAAACCTGTAGAGTAAAGGAGAAACACGATGTCAAAGTCTAAGAAGCCTCAAGCAGAGCTTTTGTTCTATCTCGGAAACGGGATCGCGTACGACGATAAGCGGGATAAGTTGATTCTCGTGGGGGACGAATTCATTCAACATGGGAAAGCTACGTTGGGCGAAGTATCAGGAAACGTATTTGGAGCGAAAGTCTAATTAAAATAAATACTACCTCCCTCAAAGGTTAGTAGAGAAATGTGACTCTTCCTCTGCTATTTACGGTTGTAGGGGACTGACTTTGAGGGAGGTATTTAGGCGAGTGGTCTAAATGGTTAAGACGCTTGGTTGTGGCCCAAGAAATTGCGGTTCGATTCCGCGCCGCCTGATTTTTGTCCCATCCTAAACGAAGGAGTTAGAATTATGGACACTGAAACCTTAGCAAATCAAATTCGCGAGATTTGCAAAACGTGTTCGATTGAATTACGTAAAACAGCAAATACTCCAGCGAATTTAGGGAAGACTCCTGCGTATGTCATAGCAGAAATGCTTTTAGCTACGCTTCCAAAGAACACAATTTCCTAAAATGTCCTCCGAAGAAATCCAACGCCTAGAAGCAGAAGAGCGGGAGCTTGCAGAAAAGCTCGCCGCTATTCGTGCTACTAAAGCCAGAAAAATAGAAGAAGAAAGACTGGCGGCAGAGGCGGAGAGAAAGAGAAAAGAATTAGAGCAAGTTGTAGAGATCCAAGTAGAAAAGCTGACGCCGTATAACGTAGTGATTATCCGCACAGCTTTTATGCGTAGTGATCTCCTTGCTATTCTACGTGCTACTCCCGGTCGGCATTATAATCACGTTGGATCGACGAATGATATTCAACTGAAAGAGTGGGAAAAATTTGTTCGATCCGCTAGTGCATTGCCAAAGGTTGAGTTTCAGTATCTCACAGGAGTTGAGGAGCAAATAGAACGTGCTCTGAAACTTCCTGCATGGTCAGTTTCTATCGACCACACATTCGACCACAATCCCTTCCGAATTGATCGCTATTGGAGAGCAGAGCGGTATATTGCTTTTCATAGAATCCCTGGGTATAAGGATTACAATAAGGGTTTAGAATCCTACACTGTAATTCCTAGACACGAGGGATGGCGGATTATCAAGCTCTTTGCTGAATATCCCAACGAAGTTGTTGAGTATTCAGAAGAAGCACAAGCAGAGCTTGAGAAGCAGATCAATGTGCGTGAGGCTCTAAATGAGATAGCGCAGAAAGAAGATTCGCTCGATCCAAGGATTATGGCTCTCACGCGGCTCGTGGAAAAAGATGGAGAAACGAAGCCGTGGTGCGAGCATATGTATCCGTATCAACGAGTTGGGATTGAATTTGGTCTAGAATCCCTAGAGCTTAATGGTGGAATGCTCAACGGGGATGTCACGGGATTAGGAAAGACTTGGGAAGCTCTAGCAATCTCCGAAATCTTCCGTAGGGAAGAAAAGGTAACGCAAACTCTTATCGTTGTAAAACCCGCGAACCTAGATAACTGGATTCGTGAAATCGAGAGATTGACTGGAGAATTTCCTGTAGTCTGCCGTACTGGAAATCCTGCTGGCGAAGTGCTCAAGGGAATCGTTGTAGATAGAAAGCCTTATGTATTGATTTCACATGATACAATGGCACTCTACATGGAGAAGCCGACCGGAGAGATTGACGTTCTCACGAACAAGCCAAAGGTTGATAAGATCTTTACTTGGCGTGTGATTTTCGAGATCAATCTTCCAGATATGCTTATTATTGACGAAGCGCATAAGATCAAGAATTCAGGAACATATCGCTTCCAATCAATAAAGCCATTGTCGAATATTAAGTACGTCTATCCAATGACAGCTACTCCGGTAATCAATCGTACTGGAGAATATTGGGCAATCCTACATATGTGTGCGCCAAGAATTTTCCACTCACAAGAGAAATTCTTGACGACGTACACAAACAACGGACAGCCCAAGAATTCTGAGCAGCTACAGGAAATGCTGCGGCCGATCTTTTTCAGAAGGCTTAAGAAAGATGTCTTCAAGGATCTGCCTCCCGTTAATAGGATCCCAGAATTCCGCCCGTTGAGTGAGAAGAATCAAAGAAGATACAAGAAGATTCTCGATGGTATTTATGAGAGTCTTGCTACATTCGATCCCCACGGTCGGGGTGGCGAGGAAATGGCAATTATGTCTATCCTCGCACAGATCACGAGACTAAAGCAAGTTTGCGCGGCGGATATGGTAGAACATACCGCAGAACTTGCGACTTCTCTTGCGGATGAAAACCCTGAAAGTGGGAAGATCCTGATTTTCTCTCACTTTAAGGGAAGTGCATTAAAGATTGCACGTATGCTTGGACAAGAAGCTGTTTGTACAGTAAAGCACACGGAAGCAGGATTTACTTCTCTCACGGCTCCACAGAGGGATAGAGTATTTGAAGAAGCAAGGCATAATAAGAACATTCGTTTCATCGTCACGACCGAAGCCGCTTGTGAAGGACATAATCTTGAGTTTTGCGATTACGTAATCTTCAATGATTATTGGTGGACGCCAGCCGGACACGAGCAAGCGGAGGGAAGGGCATACGGCAGAGCTTCTAATCCGCATCCCATCGACGCTATTTATATGACAACGATGGTTCCTATTGTAGAGTGGATTCGCAATTTGCTCTTTGCAAAGATGAAGATTATTGACGAAGCCGTAGAGGGAGTGGAAGCCTCACGGATTTCTGCAAATGGATTTGCTAAGGAGCTTATTGAAATGATGAGGGCATCCCAAAGAAAAGGAGAAGCGGCATGAGCGCCATAGACATCATCCAAAATTGTTTCTTGCTAATGGTAATAATTGCATTATATGCATCTTTCACTTCTTTTAGCACAAATAAACACGCAAAAGAGGTAACGAAAATACTTAAAGATCTTTTTGATTTCCTAGAAAATGAATGTGATAGAATGGGGAGTAAGAAATAATGCAAACATTCCTCCCCTACGCAGACTTTGCTAAATCCGCCGCGTGCTTGGATAACAAGCGTCTCGGAAAGCAGAGAGTCGAAGCGTATCAGATTCTAAAGACACTCAAGAAGATCCGACTCGCCGGGCATAATCCGTATAAACTACGAGAAATTGGCTGGCGTAATCATCCTGCCGTGAATATGTGGAAGCATCACGACGGACATTTAATCCTGTACGCATCTACAATCTGCGAAGAATGGATGAGCCGAGGCTACGAGGATGGAATCAATGAGAGACTCAAGCTATTTGTTATGGAATTACCTCAAGAGCTTTTTGTCCCTGCTCCTTGGTTTGGTAATGCGGAGTTTCACCGTTCGCATCAAAGCAATCTAGTCAGGAAGAATCCTGAGCATTATCGAAAGTTCTTTCCTGACGTTCCTGCGGATCTTCCTTATGTTTGGCCGGTGATCTAAAAAGGGGAATGAAAATGAAAATGCCTTGGACTAAGTTAATTGAATCTAACAAGGAATATATTCAAGCACAAAAGGATTTGATTGAATCCGATGCAAAAGTTATTGCTGCACAAGAAACGTTGATTCAAACGTACGATCACATGGTTAAGCTTTTAGAACAAACACTTAGATTAAGGGAAGAACAAGTTAATTTGCTTAAAGTTAAGCTAGAGTTAAATGCCTAAATACGTGCCTCTCTTCAGCAAAGTCACAGTAACGCGAAAGTGTCTCGCGTGTGGCTCGGAGAAGAATATTGAGAGGCACCATTTGGCAAGAGAAAAACTCTTTGTCGTCATTCATACAAAGACACCTTTAAGCAAGACAAGATGGTACAAGAAGTTAGTTGCACGTTATGCAATGTTTAACGATTTCGATGTTAGGCATCTTTGTAATTCTTGCCACAAGAGAATTCACAGACACCTAAATGGTGTTCTAAAGAAGTGGAACAAATCTAGAGAGTGGCCTCCAAAGAACATTGCATACTACACGGCTGTTGAGTGCGATGAGTTAATGAAGGTTTTCAAAGAAGCATCGTTAAGGTGGATTGAGAAGGAAGCCAAAAAGAAAAGGAGGAAGTCTTGACAATCGACGACGTAATTACAATCGCGTGGGTGGTTCTAGTTGGAAGTGCCTCGTGTTACTACTTTATCCAAGTAGTCTTTCCAAGAAAAAAGGGAGGAAAGTAATCATAGTTAGCTCTGACTCGCAAGAAGTTCAAGCTTTTCTAAGGTAGGATAAAGATATGAGTGGAACAAAGAGAAAGCCCGTGCATCTTGCTAATCCTAGAGGAGTAGCTTACTGCGGACAGAGGGGAAGTAAAATAAGAATCATCCGAAGTGATGAAGGAGTTACTTGTACAAGTTGCATGAGGGCTTATACGTATAGCATAGAACAAAAAGCAAAAGACTTAGCACTCTTAAAAGAATACGAAGATGAAATGAATCAACTTGAGCAAGAATGGCTTGAAAGGAGGAATCATGCACAGGGTGTTTAAGTATCAAGTTGAAGCACTGCCTACAGCACAAACTTTGAATGTCCCTATAGGAACTAAATTTATTCACTTAGCTTTAGATCCAAGTGGTGCTCTTTGTGTTTGGGCAATTGTTGAAGAAGATGCCCCTTTAATGGATGTTGTTGTTTTTATAGTTGGAACAGGGAACAAAATTCCTGAAAATACTGTTCATGTTGCATCTTGCATTGATCAATTTTGGGTATGGCATTTGTTCTGTGATCGTACTTTAGCAAAGTAAATGCAACATTCCCTACTCCCTCTAGCCTTAATTGGCCTAAGTCGGTGTGAGAATTGTGAAGGAAACTTCCTTTTCGTGGGTTAACTCCTTTCCCCATAGGACACAATACCTAAAGGACGGGAGTAGGGAAATCGCCAGAGTGGTGGAATCGGCAGACACTAGAGACTTAAAATCTCTTGAGCTAACGCTCGTCCGGGTTCGAGTCCCGGCTCTGGCATATTCTATAAAAGGAAAAAGTCTAAATGAGCAAATTCGGGCCACGCGTACCATATATGGACGCAATGGTTTGTGCTATGTGGGCAGGTAATACAATTAGGGATCTTACAGTCCACGCTTCTGTAGTAGGATCATTAAGACGTAAGCAAGAAACAATAGGGGACATTGATTTACTAGTCCAACCGACCGAACCCTACCCACGAATCATCGAAGAAATCAAGCGACGCATCTTAACAAAAGCAGAGTGGTATAGAGGAGGCCAAAGGATTCTTTCCTTCTCTAATGTATTGGACACAGGAATCCCAATGCAGATTTTCTTAGCTTACCCTCCTAAAAATTACTATGCTCTACTCGCCCTCCGTACCGGACCAGCAGAAGATTCTTTAAGACTCCGTGCAGCATTAGAAGCAAGAGGTTTTCCTAGACCTCATTCTGAAATTGCAGTAAGAAGTGAGCAGGAATTGTATGAGTTAGCTGGACTTCCCTGGATTGAACCTACAGAAAGGAGTTAAAAAGGTGCATTCCTACCAAAAAGGAAGCTTCGTCGCACATTTCAATTCTGATTTTTCTGGTGATGTAATTCTTCGTAAAGACTTTGGGGAGGAAATAAGTATTCCAGGACAATTTCTATTAGAGCTTGTTGCGTATGGATTTGTCTTACCTAATAAAATTGCAGCTCTTGAAGATATGGATGCTCATAGCCTTTTACTTCCCAACAAAAGGAGTTAAAATCATGGCCGGACTCGAAGAGTGGGATTGGGATGGTTATTATGTTCGCCCTTTCGATCTCGAAGGTGAGTTAGAAAACAGGTACGAGCGGGATAAAATTCTTGCGGAGCTTGATATGAAAAATCCTGATTTCTTTGATGATTTTGAAGATGAAGATGAGTTTGATCTTATTGAAGAAGAATGGGATGAGGATGACGATGAAGAGGATGACGATGAGGATTGGGATGATGAGGATTGGGATTAAATGACCTGCGGCTACGTTCTTCTTTACTGGCCTACGCCAGAGAAATTAAAATTTCGCAAGTTAATGGGTGGTCCTTTGGGATGGTGGACATCCGACCCGACCCAAGCGAAACTCTGTAAGGATAGAGAAACTGCGAAGAGGGATCAGGCACATATCGCAAAAGTTTTACCTCCTGGAGTAGTTGAAAATACTAAGATCGCTCGCGTTGTCCTAGAAATTGAGGAGGACTAACAGAATGAGACTTTACGCTGTAGCACATGGGGCTTTAGATCAAAGAATGCTTACTGCTTCTTTTGTCGCTAATAAGTTAAGAGACAAATTGTATTTAATTGACAGCTACCTTGTTGGGCGTCTAGCAGATACATACAAAGAAGCAGGAGACTCTGACATGGCAAACCGTTTATACGATCTCGAAGAGCGGCTTATTCAATAAAGGAAAACAAAATGGGTGAGATAGCTGAAATGATGATTGATGGTACACTTTGCCAATTTTGTGGTGAATATTTAGAAGATGGTGCTCCAGGTTATCCACGTTCTTGTAAAAGATGTGAACGTGTTGAAAATAAACTAAAGGAGAAGCGACGTGATCGAGACAAATCGAGCAGCAATAACAAGAGACAACGGTAAACTAACGCTCTTAATTATGCTTGATGAAGTCTATGTGGAATTGATACAAGGCTTTCTACGCAACACTCAACGAAGAGACATCGCTAAGTATATCTTCGCGTCGCTCTTTGAACAATCAGACATCTGTGGAGAAAGTGGTGTTCATAGGAATATAGAAGAAATCAAAGTAGGGGACAAAAGAGAAATCCACGGACGTTCTGCATATCCAATTTCGGCCTCTCTAAACATAACATACAATGACTACAGCAGGTTACGACGGACCAGAGCAAGACTCAACAAAGAATCACCCTTCCCCGACTTCGTGTTTGTGGGAGGTGGTGAATAATCCTGATGTACAAGGTACAGAAGGTTATGTTTATGTAAGGGTCGAGATCAACGGTGAATCCATTGGGATGCTAAGACTTCCTAATAACGATTACGTCAGATTTGTAAGGGAGAGGTTGAATTATGACCCCAAATCACAACCCCACACTGAACCCTGGTAATGATCGTTTTACTTACTGCCCTTTCACAAAGCACAAAGGAATCCGTTGGATCGAAGTAGTACAAGATGATGTGCAGTATGTAGAATGGCTCTTAGATTCAGAAGACGCGGACGTAGATGATTCAATGCACGAGTTTCTAACGAATCTCCTAGAGGATTACTACAGTGGGAGTCTTGACATATGAAACAGGAAATCCTGATTACAATTGCTGCTCTTGCAGCTTGGCTTGAATCAATTTACAATAAGACAAACAACTTGATTGTATCTCCAAGGAGAAACGGAGACATTGCTCCATGTGTATTGTGTGGCGGAGTTATGTATCCAGATGTAAGGGGTGGCGACAATCTTGTTTGGTATAAGTGCGGAAGATGTAGGAAGTCTCAAGTTGGTGGGTTACCTGCATGACTGCTTCATTTGAAGAATACAACAAGAAGATGCTAAGTAGAATCGAGCACGTAGATTCTCTCCATCTTGATCCAGTAGAAAGGGCAGAGTTAGTGCAGGAGTTTCTCTTTAAAGCCCTTCGCCTTGATGGAGAAAGAGGTTCAGTTACGCATCCTCTCTTTTGGGATCTCTTGTGTTATGCTTCACAGTTGTTCAATGTTTATGCAATTCAAACACAAGATGGATCGTTGGACTTTGCAAAGCATTTGAATAGTTATCTTATGAGTAGACATTACTCCGTGCCGGACGATCACTCTTGTCTCGGTCCAAGCAGAGAAGAACACAAGCAAATTTGGCTTGATCGAATTGAGTTAATCACAGAGGTAGAAAGTTAAATGGGCTACAACATCAGTAAGAATTCGGTCCTAAGAGAAAAGAGTCTTCTCGATGATCTTCTTGAATTCAAAAAGACAGTAGAAATCCCTTCTGCTAATCCCAGAAAGAGGGTATCTAAAATCTGGGAAGCTCTCAAGAGTGCAGACGCACTACAAAAGAGACACCCAGAATTCGAGAAGTATGCGGGTCTGCGTTATAACTACCGCTTTCGACAAATTCGTACTGGTGTTTTGTGCGAGTGGGTTGGTGAAGAATCAGCTTCTCCTATTGAAAGTGGAATTAGCATGAAGCAATCGGTAGTTACGCCGACCCGAATGGACATACCAGAAGCACGTTCTCTAGTAGACGTAATAGCTTCCGCAATGCGTTTCGCAGACGCTCCTGAATTAAGATTTCCAAACGCCGTTCTACGTAGAGCAGACATGATTAAGCTCTACAACTGGACGACGGAAACAGAAGTAAAGTGGACCTTCATTCCTCATGATGATGCAGGTCTAACACTTACCACCCGAGAAGTACCGGAGGAAATACTATGGAAACCACAGGAGGAGAACGATGGCGAAGAAAGGACCAAAGTTTAAGAGAACAAACGTTGAGATTAATGAAGAACACTTAAAGAGATTCAAAGAGTTGTTCCCGCAAAATGGTGCACTTAAGTGGTTTCTTAACGGATGTTTTGCAGAATTCTTCGTGCGATACGAGTATGATGTGGATAAAGACATTCGTGAATCCGTTGAAGCAGCAATTGGAAGGATGAAGGGATGAATAGACGAGGATTTCTTGCAGCGTTAGCAGTATTGCCGTTTGTACCGGATAAGTTGAAGTTGCTGGAGCCTCAAGTCTTAATGCCAACAAAGCATTTTAAGACAAACATTATAACAGGCACTGTGTCCGGAAGATTTACCGATCTACTTCGTCCAGGTTTGGAAGACGCATGGTACGCGCAGTATAAGTCCTTTGGAAAGGAGTGGTAGTTCATGGGCAACCAAAAGATCAACCTAGCAGTCTGGCAACCTAAAATGCCAGTCTATCCGCCCGAAGATGTTTTAGACAATTCCACGATCTCCGAATACGGTGCGTGTCCTCGTAAAGGATTCTACCGCTACGGAATGCGTCGAGGATTCGATGGAAAGTCTTGGGCAATTCAATTCGGATTGGCCTATCACAAATATCGGGAGGAAGTCGAAGATAGAATGAAGGAAGCAGGAGTACGCGAGTTGACAGATGATATTCATATCGCATCCATCGACGCTGCGTTAGAAGGATGGGAAGATCCACCGATGGAGGATAAAAAGGCTTATCTAGATCGGTTGAGATTCTATCATACTTGCGAACAAGCGAAGAAAAGAATTAGGGAGGAGATTAAGGATGGCTCGTTGGAAGTTGTTAGGTCTGAGGATTCCTTTGATCTTGAACTTCCGTTTTGGGTTTGTCGGGACTGCGGTTTTGCAGAGTTGGAACAAGATAGAGATTTAGGGGATTGTTGTGGAAACTGTGCTAGTGATAATGTCTTCCGCGCCCGACACGGCGGACGGATCGACCAATTCATCAAAGACATCGCCCGAAAGGGCGTAGACATGGTGAAGGATTTCAAGACAACCTCCTACAAACCTCATAACTACGAAGATAAATTCGATCCCTCAAACCAATTCTTCGGCTACACTTGGGCACGTGCTGAATTAAGCGGGCAAAAGTGCGACGGAGCAATTATCGAAACAGTACATAACACAAAGACAATTGGCCCCGCACATTCTCAACACTATGTTTCTTACAGCGAAGGACAAATAGAAGCATGGACTGTTGAGCAAATGACAGAACGCCAGATAATTATGACAATGTGGTCTAGGCTTCCAGAGCTAGGTTATCTAGCATTCCCTAAGCGTACTCAAGAATGTTCTTCTTGGGGAGGCTGTCCATTTAGAGGCGCCTGTCGTGGAGGATCGGCGTTTGAAATTGAAGCATGGCTTGAAGCACGTACTATCGAAAGTCATTGGGACTTTACCGACCCTAACGAGGAGGCTGGATTATGAAGCAGGTTAGTGTTTCCATGAATGTTGAGCTTGGTGACGTAGATGTAAACGAAGTAGATACTATGTGGTGGCGTTGGAAGAGTTTTGTTGCTGGTTTAGATCAACATGGAACACAAAGAAGTGTTGGTTTTGCTGTTAATCACTATAATTATGACATGGTGCCTGCACAACCAGAAGATCCAGGCGTACCTGAAACAGCACCTACAGAAGAAATCTAATGTCCCCCATTGTCCCAATCTCACCGGAGATCATTGGTGATCGTGAAAAGTTCCTTCTCTATGGCGAACCGGGGATGGGCAAAACGTTTACTGCTCTCACACTACCGGAGCCCATACTCTTCGTGGCTGTTGGAGGCTCGAACGAAGCGAAAACATATTACTCTGAGCATTTTCAGAAAAAGTATGGTAAGAAAGAAATCTTCCTTGCTGTCGCAGAAGAATCTCTTGGTCCTATGGGCAGGGTCGAGATCCCTGAAGGTTTCGATAATGTCTGTAGAATCCTTGACGAAGCCTTGGATGGAGATGCCCAAGGTGTTCAGGAATTTGCCTCAATCGTAGTAGACAATGCGACGGTTCTTTCTGAGTATGCAATGTATAAAGCAGTTTACATTGACTACCGCGGAAGGAAAGTAGATAAGCAGTCCGACGCGACCTACACAAAGTACATGGCCGAAGGACTTCTCTTCCCCTTCGATTCCGATTGGGGAGGAACACAAAGTCTCATGCGAAAGTTTGTCTCTTGGCTATTCAGGATTGACAAGAACCTCGCGTTTGTTGCCCACGAATACAAGGAGACGGTGCCTAATCGAGCAAAGCAAGGAAGTGACATTATTGGATTGAAGCCCCAATTCATTGGAAAAGACCGAGACATGGTGGCAAATCAGTTTGATAATGTCTGGCACTTTTCCCGCAACGGTCAACAGTATGTTGCAAGGACTGAACCGCAGGGGCAAGACCCAAGGATTATTGCAAAGACTCGAATTGGAGGAATCATCCCGAGAAACTATCCCGACGCGAATCTTAGTGATTGTATTGCTAAGTTTCGGAAGCATAGTGGGAGTGTGAAGACATGACAGATGATACAGCAGATGCATTTGCTTACAATTGGCTTAAGAAATTTAAGCGTCCTTATACAGATACAATTTACACATCGAAGCGAGCATGGAAGTACAATTTACAAACAAGCTCGTTCCAAGCAGAAGGAGAAAATTTTAGTATTACGAGTAAAGAGTTGGATAAGGTCGATAGATATTGGCTTAAGAAATTTACGCTAGGCACAATCCTCAATAAAATGTATGACGATTTCCACGGAGATCCATACAAAAGCTTATCCGGCTTAGGTAAACTCAACGAAGCCTTTAATCAAGGAGAACAAAAGATGTCCTGCATTACCCTTTCTCTTAGTCCTATCCTTCCATTCGTTGATCCTTGTAACAAGGAAAACGCAGACCGTCCATTCACTCAACAGGAGATTGCCCGTGCTGTAGCCGACCTAGTTGATTTCATCGCAGGGCAGGAAGTGTTTAGTATCGACGCACTAAACATTAGCAAGCTCGAACAGTCACCCATTTCACCCATCACGGAGTAACAAGCAATGCCTCTTTTCACCCCTGATTTCTCGTCCGTCGATGCCAGTATTCCTATCTACGAGAAGGGACGCTATCGTGTGAAGGTTACGAAGCGTACTGGTGTCATTCGGACTTCTAAGGCGGACAAGGATGGAAACACTCACACTTCCGCCGGTGTGCGTTATAACTTGGAAATGGTTGGACAGTTTGACCGTGAAGGAAATCTTACTGACGATCTCGCAGGAAAGGTTGTTTCTCCCTTTACTGGCTATGTTCACACTGATAAAGCTTGGGGAATGTGCAAGCAATTCCTTATGGCTGCGTGTGGGTTTAAGTCGAATGAGGAAGCTAAGGCAAACGCAGAGCTTTTCCAAGTCAATGATTGGACTCTCGATGGAGAGCCCGGCGAAGCTCCTGAGAATATGATTCTTGGGGATGGTTGGAATCTTCCTCTTGATCGTCTCGTGGATGTCACGCTCTCGAAGCGTACGCAGAAGAATGATGACACTGGTGATATCTACGAGAATCAGGATTACGGTTCTTGGGCGCCGGTTGAGTAATTAAATAATCCTAATTGGAGAATAACATCATGGCAAGAAAGAAGGCACCTGTTAAGAAGGCGGAGCCTGTTTCTCACGAAGAGGTACGTGCTCAGTTTGAGATCCGCACGGGTAGGGAAATTCCTCCTGTTGTTCACGAGTCTAAGTATCCTTGGGGAGAGCTTGCGACTGCTTTCGAGAAGGACCCAGAGGCGCATCCGAGTTTCTTTCTCCCTTGTGATTCGCAGGAAGATGCGAACAGTAAGAGGAGTGCTATTCAGGGATCTGGAAGGAATTACTATACCAAGCGTAGGATGCCGTATACTTCTATCTCACGTGTGATTGAGGAAGATGGAGTGTGGGGTATCGAATCTTGGTGTGTTCCTTCTACTGAGTAGTAATTAAGGCTTTGCCCCGTAGTTCAATTGGTAGAACAGTTGACTTTGGATCAACAGGTTCCCGGTTCGAGTCCGGGCGGGGCTGTATGACATTCATTGCAAGAGGTTTATTCGTTGCTATTTGGTCTTGGGGAAAGGTAGAAGTAAAAAAGCCTACCCCTCCACCCATAGAAGAAGTGTATAAAGTCGTAAATAAGTATTCAGAAAAGCTTTCAGGCGTTTACCCAATTTATCCAGGAAAGATGTGGTTCTGTGAAGCTAATAAAACATTTCTTATCGAGGATATACAAGACGCTAGAAGAAAAGTTAAAATAACAGAAGAGTCATTAGATGATTTTATTCGAAGCCGTTTACCTGGGAGATTTATGTAATGCCAACAACCCTGTTCCCTAAGAAATCCGACGTAATCATCCATCCCCTCAAAGCTCCAGAGAAAACCGCAGGAGGATTGTATAAGTCAAAATACCACGAGAAGAAAGTAGCCCAAGGTATTATTGTAGCAGTCGGGTCGGAAGCAGCAGAGAAAGGTTTTGAAACGGCTCAACACGTAGTATTCAACCCCTACTCAGGCGATGAAGTAGCCGTAGAAGATGGGGGTTGGTTTTTTGTTATCCATTGGGATTTCGTCGAAGCCATTCTTATTAACTCAGACGTAAGGTTGATCTCAACGGATAGCGTCAAGCGCATAATCGAAGAGAGAATCGGTGAGTTAAAGCTACGTAAAACCCAACCTACTCTCGATGAGATCGAAGCATCTTTGAACGAACGTATTGATTCCTATGTTGTCTCCGAAGGCTTTCAATGGGGGTTCTAAATGGAAGACATTAAGATTCAAATTGTGCTGTCTCCTAATGGTATGTTTGGAGTTAACCACAATGCGCGGAGTGGCTTACTGGCTGTAGGTATTATGACTATGGCAGTAATCAAAGAGGTTACACAAATTCTCAATCCTCCTGAACAAAAGAAAGTCATTCCTTTTTCTGGCCCCATCCCTGAGCCTCCGAAGGGGCATTGATTATGATGAGAGTAGGAGTAATAGCGGGTACCCATCAGGAGTACGAAGATTGGGAAAGCAAAACAATACAATATAATGATGTTGTTTTCCATGAAATTAACAGTATACAAGATGTACTTGGTATTGAGTTAAATTTTCTTTTATATGTAGGTACTTGCCTTTATCGTAAAGATTTTATGGAATTAGACGCGCTTGCTCAATCGAGACTCCGCCATGCCTAAAATCGGAACCCAAAGAGTAGGATACGAAGGCCCTGAAAAAGATTACGACATCCTAATCGTAGGCGAAGCTCCCGGTGGAGAAGAAGTAGGACAAGGCCGCCCATTTGTAGGAAAGTCTGGCGAATTACTAGAACGCTACTTAGCCCGCGCAGGGAAGCGTAGGGGTGAAGTGCGTTTAGCCAATCTTTGCCAATACCGACCAGACGAAAATAAATTCCACAACCTCTTGGGCTCTCCTCAGCTCGAAGAAGGATTAGCCGAGCTACGAGAAGAGATCGCCCGTGCCAAACCAAACTTAATACTTGGCTTAGGAAACTGGCCTCTCTATTATCTCACAGGAAATTGCTCAACTGAGGAGAGAGGAAAGAAAACTACAAAGAAACCTGGAAGTGGAATTAGCCTGTACAGAGGATCACGTTTGCCATGTCTTCCTGAGTATGGAGGAGGAAAGTTCTTCGCGACTTTCCACCCTAGCTTTGTCGAAAGAGTGTGGACAGTCAACCCGATCTTTCATTTAGACATCACTAGAGCAGTAGAAGATTCTACCTGTCCAGAGCTTCGCTATCCAGAATACGATGAATTTATCGACCCTGACCATAGCGATGCAGAGGAGTTAATGCGTGAAGCTCTCGATGCTCCTTGGATATCGTTAGATATTGAGAATTTTCCGAATCATACATTTTCAACAGTTGGTTGGTCTTGGCAACTCGACGGTCGGGATCGTGCAGTAACTACTACGTTCAAAGCTCCTCATCTATGGCACTTCTCCAAGAAGATATGGGAATCGTCAACTCCAAAGATCTATCAATTTGCTACCCACGACATACCTTTTATGCGCCGCTTCTATGGTTGGCAACCAGGAGGATATTACGATGGAGTTGGTTGGGACACTTATGTGGCATCGGCTTCGATATATCCTGATTATCCCCGTGGTCTTGATTTTCTTGCTAGTGTTTACACAAGATTTCCTTACTATAAGACTGATAGGAAAGTCTGGAAAGAAGCCGGGGACATGACCATCTTGTGGAAGTACAACATTAAAGATGTCGTCGCGACGATGCACGTTGCACTTGGGCAAATGGAAGATATGAGGGGGTTATATGCAAGGGCAGCATAAAGTCCCCTCCTTCGCAACTCCCTTCGAGTTCGATATGCTAATGCTCGAACCTGTCCATCATATGATGTTCACGGGCATACGCATAGACCAAAAGAAGAAGAAGGAAAATCAAGACGCTGCAATTGAAGAATGGAAGAAGAACCAAGAATTACTAGACCAAATCACAGGTTACCAAAACTTCAATGCAGAAGGCAAGAAGATCGTACCTGATTATCTCTACAATGAATTAGGTCTTAACAAAAAGACAAAGAAAAACAAGATAACAGCCGATGAAGCAGCTATCAGGACAATCATGGCGGAGTGTAAAGGTAAGATTAACAACCTCAAGACGCTCCAAGCCAAAGAGAAGTATATGCGAGGATACCTCGCTTGTTTGCAAATCCTTCGTGTTAGAGGAATCAGAAAGCGAATTTCATCTTACCTTGGAATGCAGATTAAGAAAGGCACACTTGCCGGTGAGGTACCGCTAGAGGATGAGGACGGTAGAATACGCGGTACGATTTCGGTCGGCGGAACAGAGACAGGAAGATTCTCACACTCCAAAACTCTATGGGATACAGGAGTTAACTTAGCTACAATCCCAAGAAAGCTCCGTTCAATGTTCATCGCAGATGATGGATATGAATTAGCTGAGTTAGACTTAAACCGTGGAGAGTCTTGGGTCTACGCACATCTTAGTCAAGATCCTGAGCTTTTACGTATTCACTTAGACGGCTTAGATTTCCACGCAGAAACGGCAGCGACAATTTCTAGCGCATTTGGAGAGAAAGACCTAAGCGTTGATTGGATTATTGAACACAAAGATGATGAAGCCTACAAGATCCGTTACTTAGCTAAGAGAGTAAATCACGCATCATCTTACCGAATGAAGGCATTCAAGGGAGCAGAGAGTGTTAACAAAGAAGCCGACGAGACAGGAATCGTTGTCTCCGTCTCTGAGTTCAATGCCGCTAGAAAGCTTTGGCTTGAACGGTATGAGTATGTTCCAAATGTCTGGTGGCCGAGTATTGAATCAGAGTTGGACCGTACAAGGACAATGGTTACTCCTTACGGGAGAGTTCATCAGTTCCACGACCGTTGGGGGGAAGAGTTATTTAAGGCTGCCACCGCGTACGTTCCACAGTCTACATCAGTTGATTACCTCAATCGAGGTTTCCTAAAAGTCTACCACCAATTCGTAAAGCCTGGAGCATGGGGCTTAAAGATTCTTGCACAAACTCATGATAGCTTACTTATCCAGTATAAGCTAGGCTGTCGCGACGAATGCTTAAACGAGGTAGCTCGTGCCATGACAAGCACTTTGGTTATAAATGATCGTGAGTTTAGTATCCCCGTTGAACCTCAATACGGTCAGTCTTGGGGAAGTACAAAGACATTCAAGCTTTCTGCCTAAATGGCAACAAAGCGCCGATGCGAGAATTGGCTTCAATCATTCCTGAATTGGACGCTGCCAGTAAGTGAAGCACCAGAGAGTTTGTTAATCTGGTCTGGCCTCTTTTGCTTGTCAGCAGTCCTAAAGAAGAAAGTCAGATTCTCCAAAGAGTATTTAAAAAAGTACGACATTTACCCGACGACCTACGTGATCTTTGTAGGGCCGCCGGGAGTTGTGCGTAAATCTACTAGTGCAGGATACGCACAAGAAATTATTGTAGCTGCTAGTAAAGGATTGCCAGTAACTAATCCAGAAGTCGTACACCTTGGTCCAACATCCGGTTCGCACGTTGCGATTATGGATAAGATGGCTAAGAGTCCTGACGGGTCTATCACAATTATCTCTGGAGAGTTTGGTAACATTGTTTCTACTTCACCCGAGCAGACTTATGACTTCCTCTCTAAAATGTTCGATTCAGATAAGACTGCCGAGCGGATTGAGCACTCAACAAGAGGCTCAGGAGATACGGTTACTCTTAACCCAAGCCTCAATTTGCTTGGATGCACTACTCCAGACTGGATGTCAGAAAATACCGGATATTTACTTGGAGGGGGACTCGGGGCTAGAACAGTTTTCATTTTTGAAAATCACGCTAGACAGAGACACCTCTTCTACCAAAACATCGGACCAAGCGTAAAAGAGTTAGATGCAATGAAGGAAGCTCTTGTCTATGACTTACGTCACATCGGTCGCCTCAAAGGAGAATTTAAACCAGAGTCCAAAGCCTTAGCAAAAGAAATGGAAGATTGGTACTTATCCTACATCGACAAGCAAGCAGAGAAGGGAACAGAGACTTTTCAGGCACGCAAACACGTTCATGGTCTACGTACAGCAATGCTCTTATCAGTAGCAGAACGCGACGACTTGATTATTACTACAGAACACTTTAGAGCTTCGTTAGTCTTAATCGAAGAAGTGGAGAAGCGCCTTAGCCGTGGCCTTTCTTCTGTAGGAAGGAACCCATATTCAGGATTCCTATATGATATACTAGATTACATTGCTATGAACGAACCGATAAATCGGAATGTTGTAATGAGGAGATTTTGGGCGGATCTTCAATTAGATGAAATTACGAAGATCTTAGAGATCCTCAAGGTGTCAGGAGAGATCACCGAGGATAGGACTACAGGGATGATTAAGACTAAAGGGAGGAATTAAAATGACAGAAGACAGACGAGGCCGCGAGCCGTTCAGCGCGGTTTCTGGCGAGGACGTGGAGGCGCTGGTGGAACGGCTGGAAGACGCAATTGAAAACATGATACCAGATGGCCGTGGTGTCCGACTCAACAGCACCCTGGCAAAGCGAATCGCACTCGCCCTCCGCTCCCGTGCCAGCAAGGGGGAGCGCAAGTGTAACCGCTGTGGAAAGACGCTGGTTCACGTTGGACCGGACTACTGGCAATGTCCCGATGGAACCTGCTACGAACCACCGAAAGCGGCCCGTCTCGCCGGGGAGGACGACCATGAGCGATGACAAGGAAAAAAGCGAGCGCACGGAGCCCGTAGTCTGCAAGTGTGGTGAACCAGGTTACGAAGCGTTGTGCCCGTACCAATACGATGTCCACGATGACAGCACCGCTATTTGTACGTGCTGTGACAAGTGCCGACAGGAGTGCGCAGATGACATCTAGCGATGACAAAGTGGTGCGGGGGTGGAATCACCTGATCTGGGAGCGGACGTTCTATCCAGAAGTGGAGACGGCGTGGGAACCCGAGAGTGATTGCTTCCTCGCTCGTTGGGTAGATCTGCCCGATGTCGGATTGATGGCCCACAGTGATGATTCCCGCGAAGCGTCTGTACACGAACTCATGTCCGGGACGGCCTTGTATATGACCGTCATGGTTGAGCAAATGAAAGCCATGATCTCCCGGGAGAAGGTGCGGGAGGCGATAGCGCAGCACCTTGACGAAGCGGAGACAGTTCTACCCGAGCGCGCTTACCTAGCGGTGGAAGCGTTCGCGGAGGTCGTGCTGGCTTCCCTTGGACTGGAGGAGGAGACGTGAGAATCCGAGTAGAAGTCGCAGGGTGGAAACTAGAAGTGGAAGACTCTGATTCACTCAAAGCCTTCCACTATCTAGAACGTTTAATTTACACACACTTACCGTGGTTAATGCACGACCTTAAAACATCCACGGAAATGCTTTCTGAACAGAGTTCTGTTCCCCAGACTTTAAAAAGCGAAGGCCGGCTCCCTCTCCAAGAATCTTCATTAGATCAGTCTCTTGCATTGCATCCACTAAATCCCCAACAAAATAAGAACCAGGAACAAAGATCGACTGAGGATGCTCAAGAGTAGGGAACATCATTGCAAGATTACTACGTGCAAGATTCTTTTCTGCATCCGACCCACCGTAGGCCATTGCAAGATTGAGGAAAGCGTCAGCATAAGGTCCACCCGTATACTTCAGCGAAGGCAAAGTTGCCCAAGATGTCAAATCAACATCAAAAAATTCAGCACCGGCCACAATCACCCCCATATTGATAGCACTATGCATAGCAGCAAATTCAGCGCGATCTTTTAGGGTACCTCGTGAAAGGTTTTCGACTACATAATTCGCGTATTGGACAGGGAAGGTTCCGAATTGCCCAAATAACCTTCCACCAACCCCACCCCATCCAGCCGGATGATTAGCGTGGCCGTAGAGTAAGTGTGTTTTATCGGCCAACTGCTTCCCAATTAAATTTGCAGCACCTTCAAAGTCATCAGAGCGTACAAGTCTTTCAAATTCAGCTTCGATTGTTTCATCGAAAGTCTTGACTTTGGAAGCTATCTTGAATTTCTCAAGTCCAGCCTCAGATTGATCTTTGACATAAGCCCCAAGTGCATCCTTTACTCTTTTCCGTCCAGAGTGAAATGCTACTGCTCGTCCCCAATCGTCGGCCGACCGATAGATAGAGAATCCCTTGTCAAAGAGATCCTCCATTGTCGCACCTAAAGACTGGATCTTAGGATTAAGCTTGCCTGTAAGACTAGCAGTTTCCACTCCAAAGATTTCTGTTCCACCAAATAAAGGTACAACATTAGGATCAATAGCTCCTCCCTTAACAGCAGCTTCAAAAGCTTCCTTCATAGTTTTGGGATTAGTAACATATTCTAATCCATGAAACCAAGCTTTAGGGCCAACAACAGGGGCAGTAAAGAAGGCTGTCTGTGTGAAGTTACGTAAGACGAGAGCTGGTCTAAAAGGAATAGATGCTTGATATGCTAACTTAGAAAGAGTATTGACAATCTTCTCAGCAAACCTATCATCAACTTTCACACCAACATAACGTCCAACAGTCCTAATTGCCCCATTCAAGGCTTCAAAACTCTTAGTAGGATGACCTTCGATCTCATGGAGGTAATCAGTAAAAATCCTACCCATTCGATCATCAATCTTGGCAATTCTATTTACTTCATCTACCGCAGTCTTAGAAACAGGATCGTAATGCTCTCTCATCAAGAGATTACGAACGTGCTTAAATGCACTAACGTGAGGATTAAGCTCGTGGGTATTAAGATGACCAGAGATAACTCTACGGGAAAGTACAGCTCTACCTTCCTCTAATGCATCTAGTACTTTACTCGCAGCATTCCTAGGCTTGCCTGCCTCAGCAGCAAAAATCCCTACATCAGCAAATTGCCTAAAAATTGGAAGTTGTGCTCCAAGAATTTGTGCCCTAGAAAAACCAGGTGCATGATTAACAAAAGCTTCATCAAGAATTTTTTCTCTAATATCAGCTAAAGCCACAGCTTCCGGCTTCATCCCACGTTGCTTAATAAACTGCTCTCGACCATTCTTAAATCCTGCTTCTAACTTCGGTGCAGCAGAGTGACGGTAAATTGCAGGGATGTTTAAGTCATCGCGACGTAGGACGCTTCTTAGTAAGAATAAGGCTTGCTTTTCATTATCAGGCAATGCAAGGTCCTTAACTACATCTTCCCAAGATTCAGACTTGCCTGCAAATGTAAGTAAGGCGTTGAGGAAAGTTTGATTTTCGGGAGGTAATCTACCTTCAAGGATTTCTACTTCTAATTGTGGAATCAACCCTTCGACAACACTTTTACGATCAGTTACAAATTTATCAATGACTGTATTAAGTCGTACATATGCAGGAAGGTTCTCAGCCACACCTAATTCAGCGAAGATATTAGCGTAACCAATCTCTTCTCCTGACATACCTTTTGCAAGTAATACGCCAGGTCGTTCTAATTCCTCTTTTGTAAAAGCTTCTCCAAGAAGAGTAATAAGACGTTGCTGTTCAGGTTCAAGTTTAAGCACAGCATTGTTGAGGCCATGCAGAGCATCTTGATAGCTTTTCCCGCCAAGCACGGCGCGCTTTGTCCGGGCCAAGCTCTCATCAACTAACCTCATGGCTTTCTGGGTGGTTTCGTAGACCTGGGTGAAGGCTTTCCCTCGCCCCAACTTCTCTACATTCTGAGCAATCTGTTTGATTGGGGTAATAATTGCTCCAGGCCCGACCTGAGCTAAGGCCAAAAACTTTCGCACTCCCGTAAGTTGATCTTGAATTCTCAATGGACTAGCGTTAGCTGCCGTACCATTAAACGCAGTAGGAAGGGCTCCATCTAAATCTGGCATTACCTTTGGAGCTAATCCAGTTAAAAATGTACGAAGCTCCTCGACTGTATTTAATGTAGCAACGTGAGCTCTAGTTGCATTATCTACAACTTTATATCTACCTTGAGAATCAATGGAATAACTAGCTCCTTTGACATTAGCCAAAGTTTCTGGGCGTGTCGGAAATCTACAAGACATCAGCGGCACCCTCCACCGAATTGAACTTCGGCTGATCTAATGATTCCCTTAAACTCGTCATCCATTAGTTCCTCTACTTGGTTGCCTAAGATGCCACGTTGTAGTTCAATGAACTCATTGATTTCTTTTTCTTTGAAACCCTGAGAGCGAAGAAGCCCAGTAATTTGATTCTTCCAAGAAGGAACAAAGGACTCAATAACAGATTGTCCATCAGGAGTATTAAAAATTACAGCCTCATCTACATCAATACCTAAGCGTGGGACTTCCTGTTGATATTGAACAGAGTTTTGATCAAAGATATGTACCCTCTTTGTAATCCCATTTTCCTTCTCAACAAGACCTTTGATTCCTTTATCTTCAGCAAAAGCTCTAAGGGCTGATTGAAAGTCAGGCGCTTCGTACTTTAAGATGTCAGCACGATTTGCTTCAATGAAAGACTTTAAAGAAGATACAACCTCAAAATCTTGAATGTCCCGTATGATACCTCTACGGACAGCTCCATTTGCAGCGTTAGGGACAGCAAAGCCTATAAAATCATTTGCCTTAGCAGCAATACGAGCAAGTTCTTCAAACTTCCTAGAAGAAGGACTAAAGACTCTTCCTAATGTACCTCTAGTTACTTCAGCTACTCCAGCAGCAAAAACTGCATGGGGCTTAAAAGGATCTTTAATCTGTACTTTATTAACAGCAACAGCAGCTCCAGTTGCTGCGTAAGTTTTACCTCTATATTCGACAGCCATTCCATCAAAGAAACCTGTGCTTTCCCATTGAGCAATTTGCTTAGGAGTTAATCTATCAGTAGGATCAACTGGATTATGAATTAAAACATCTTCAGCTTCACCACCAAGGATCTTTCTACGAAGGACTTGAGCCCCCTCTAATCTAGCTTGAGCATGATTAACTACACCATCTGCATTCTTCAGCCCAGGAATGTAAATAGTAGTTTCATACGTTTGAGTAAGATTAGCGAGGGCTTGTTCGTTAGTTACATTAGGGTTTCTGAGATCAGCAAACTCGTCGATTAGACGTTCAGGACTCTTTGCATCGGTCGGGACTAAAGCATTCTCAATACTAAGATCAGTAGATGTAACTGGCACATCATGAATAGGAGAACCAGTATCGAAAAGATCCTTAAAAAATTGCTGAGATCCCCTCGTCCTCATTGCACGAACGAGAAAAACACCTTCAATAGCTGCACCAAAACCTGCACCTAAAGCAAGATTCTCAGGTAAGTCCTCTAACTTTTCAGACGTTCCTGCAAACTGGGCTGTACCTGCAATAACATTTTTCAAGAAACCATAAGCAGCTTTTGACCCTAACGTGTCTCCTGCAACAATACCAACACCTTTAAGAGCAAAGCCAGTCCCAACCGAAAACGGGATAAAAGAAATGCCCATCCCAACCATAGAGCCTAAAAACTCAGAAGTCTTCTCGGCAGCAGAATCAATCCTTGGGTCTACTTCCGACTTACCTACAATAAAGGTAATAGGCTCAAGTACACCTTTCTTAACACCAGCACCGAATGAGCCGACAACCCCAATATCAGCTTCATATGGCTCTCCACCAGTTATGCCAACATTACCTTTCGCAATCTCTAAAAGTCTATTACCACTCTTAGGTAAAGCCTCTGTTGGAGATCGCTCTAGGTTTCCACTTTTCGCAATTTGTAGAAGCCTGTTTTCAGGAGTGCTCATTTAATTAGAGCCCATTTGTTGAAGAAGAGCAAGGCCATTTTGTGCTCTAAGTAACGCAGATTCTGCCCTTTCTGCAAGACGTGTATAACCTGTACGTTGACTTGCAGTTTTAGCAGCAGTTGCTTGTGCACGATATTGATTTACTCTACTTTGAAGTAAAGTTACAGACCTTTGTTGTGATTGTAACCTTCTTTGGATTACATTCAAACGTTCAGGAGAACCACGATTTTGTAGAGCTTCTGATTCTTTCTGTTTTTCAACAAGTTGGGCTAAACCCATTGTTAATTGTTGTCTTTCTATTGGTGTAAGCAATCCCATTGCAGTCTTACCTTCTGCATCAGCAGCAGAAAGATCCTCATAAGTAGCTTCACCAGAACTAATCGCTTGAAGCATAGCATTTACACGATCTGATTGCACTGTTTCAGATGTAAATTCTACTCCTCTTTCTCTTCCAGTAAAACTACGCCCAGGTACAGCTTGGATAGCAGCAATAGGACGAATCACACCTTGATTAGCGAGATCCTCTCCAATTAAACTCCAATTATTTAACGAGGTCCTAGCTGCTTCAATTACGTCCTGGTCAGAATCTTTGTCATCCTCAACCATCCTAAGATATTCTCTAGCTCGCGTAATCTCTTCTTGCACATCCTTAGTAGCTTTGAGGATATCCAAAGGTGTAAGGTTATTCCTAGCATTAGCAATAGCTTCCTGGACACCCATTTGTTCATGGGCAGTAAGATGCGAAAGAGCAGCAGGATTCTGCATACCTAAAAGATAATACTGATACTCATGACTATTAGGATCAAGCGAATCAAGCCTATCTTTATATTGCTGCAAAGTATCTCGATCAAATTGTACGTTTTCAGACTTAGCTCTAGTTTCTAACTCAGTAAGGTCAACAGTCAACCTATCTAAACCCTTATCCTTCATCCTACGATAAACTGAACCTTGATAAGCATTTTCAGCAGAAGTTGCAGTAGCTACATCAGCCTTTGCTTGCGAAGTTAATTCTGGGATATTGTTAAGTAAATCAGCAGTAAGGCCACGTCCTTGTAAAATTGCTTCACTAACTTGGTTGTCAACAATTAATCCAGGTAAACCAGCACCTAATTGTGCTTTAGTTGTCGCCTCTGTAACTCTTTTAGTTCCAATATCTGCACCAACGGTAGCCTCTACACCACCACCCTTACGAAAAGCAATATCAGTAAGCTCTGCGGTGTCAGGCTGAAACGCATCAGCGATAAGACTTTGCACAAACTCCGGCCGAACATTTAAGGCTTTAGCAAAAGCTTCTCCTTGACCCGCTGCAATTGCCCTCCTAGCAGCAGGCGCAAGCCGAGCCAAAGTTTCAGGATTCTGAGCAAGTTCTTTCTCCCGTATCTTAGTTGCATTAACACGATTGGCAATGGCCGTGCCTAGTTGTCCAAAAGCCTGAGCCAATGCTCCTTGGGCAGGATCAATTACAACAGTCATTTGTCTGTCTCCTCATCAATTGGCTTTCCATTTTCATCGTAATAGATCCGGCCATAAATTTCAAATGGTTTACCGACCTTAACGTGCTTGGCAAAGGGTGTAGCTAAATCCCATTTGTCATAATAAGCTATATATCTACCCTTTTCATCTTCGCCTTTGTCAATAGTAAAGTTACCTAAAACAACAGAATTACTATTGATCCCAGGCTTCACCTCATTCAAGTTCTTGATATTACCTTGATCTGTAATAGCCTTCAAAGCTGCCTTGCGATCCATCTCAAAGTATTGAGCATTTGGGTCACTAGCCTTTGAAGGCTTAAATTTTGCTGGCTTGAATGTTTTATTATCTTGAGGTAAACCTAAATACAACTTCCAAGCGTCCTCTGATTCTTTATCAACATACGCTGGTCTAGTTAATTCTCCAGGTTCACCCTTAACTACTCTAGAAAAAGCATCTACAACTTGGCCTATACCAGCGCCTTGACTTGGATATAAAAATGGGGTAATCGCATTATAAATAGCTTCTGACACACCAGGAATGTATCCAGTTTCGTTCTCTTCAAACAATCTAGATCCAGCCGTGATAGCATTACCAATAGCTTTACTACCAGGAAGCGAAGCAGCAGCAACACCCTGTCCAACGCCAGCTATTCCTGACGCTAATTTTCCTGGTCCTGTCTTATCGTCAGGCATATCAGCCACCAAAGAGTCTTGGATCTAATTGGAAAGTCCCAGCCCTTGCACGATTAGCAGGATTTTGTAAACCAAGACCTCCACCATTATTAGGTAAAGTCATAACTTGAGGACCACCCGAACCTCCAGGCCCACCTCCAGGCATAGCTAATGAAGCACCACCAGTAAGATAAGCAGCTCCCGCATTCATGGCGCCAGAAAGTAATTGATCCCCAATGCCAGGACTTACAATCAATTCCTCTGGTAAAATTCCAAGAGCAGACATACGCTCAAAAACGCCAGTATTAGCCTCGCCCTGACCAAACAATTGAGCAATAGCTTGGGATAATTGGTCGTTTAATTTAAGTCCAGTATTCGTGTCAAATTGACTCTGACTCTGTAAAATAGAACCAACAGTTTGATCAAGATTCATTCCAGCATCAGAACGAAGTCTAGCTTCACCTAATGCCCCTGCTGTACCAAAACGGTTACCTGCAATGCCAGCGCCCTCTCTAAGATCAGCAGCCGATCTATTAGTATTAGTCTGACTTAACCTAGTAACGGCATCAATCAGAGGTGAAGTAGTATCAGGACCACCTGTTCCACCTTTAGTACGTTCTTGTAAAGATTGAACAAATTGCTGAATAGCTGTTCCAGCATTTCGCTGTAAAGGGCCAGCACCTTGTCCAAAGGAACCCTCAGCAATCTGTCCTTGAAGAATTTTAAGAAAATCTTCTGCTAAAGGTGTGGCTTGGCTTGATCTAGTTTCCTTTTGTACTTTCGGTCCCATGCTTATCTCCAGGGTAAGTGTTGCCACACTTGAAACAGACTTGTCTTATTACGTATTTATTAGGCTCAAAGGTTTCACCCTTTAAGATCGAATAAACATTTACATCAAACCAATTACCTTTGTATAAGATATCTCGCCTTATTCTACCTTCACGGACGAATCCAATTTTTTCAACAGCGTGAAGTGTATGATTTGCGTAGACAGGGACTTCAACACTTATCTTAAGTAAATCATATTCTTCCATCACATACTCAAGAAGACCTCGACACAAAGCTTCACGTCCAGAAAAACGACGATCCCAAAAGACAAAGTGAGCTTTGCCAGAATGCCCAACCTTAATCTCATTTAATAAG